CACGTAAGGGGTCGTCGGCAGCGTCCGATGTGTATAAGGGCCAGGCCCACAGGTGCAGGCAACCATCTGACTGAACCGCGTAGTTGAGGCCGCGGGCCTGGCACAGGTCCCGGATCGACTCGGACCGGGAGTGACCCCATTGGGTGTTTGGGTGCACCCGAGGGTTGGGGGTGCCTGGGTCCAGAACGACCGGGAGGGTGCCGGCGAGGCGCTGCGCCTCGGACAGGACTGTCGCTCCGCTGCGTGGGGACGACGGCCACGGCATCGGGTCCTGCTCGAGGAGCTGCATGAGGTCGAGGGCCTCGACCTTGATCGTCCCGTTGTCCTGTTCGTCCCAGGACTGGTGCTGCCACCAGCCGAGGTCGACCTCGTCTCGGCCTTCCACGGTGTCGAGCAGGGCCACAACGTGGCTGCGCTGCCCGTAGTTGTTGAGGGCGTCCCCGGGCGACTCGGGCACCCACCCCGCAGGGCAGGTGTAGGTGAGTTTCCCGGGGACGACACGGTCGGACGCCCAGTCGATCTGCACGTCCTCGCAGGGCACGTCGACGGCGAGGACGCGGCCGCCCAGGTGGACGTCGATCCTGGCTCCGACGGAGACGGGGCCGGCCAGGGCCTCAGTAGACGGGCCGGGCCTCATGGCATCCCCTGGATACGCTGAGCGACCTCGAGGGCCGACCAGGCCCGCCACCCCTTCTCCTTGGGGTGGGCGGCCCCCCACGCCTGCCACTCACCCCAGGTTGTCACCGGGGCGGCCCCGTGCCCGACCGTGCCGGGCCGCGGCTTGTGCTCGGTCCATTTGATGGTGACCTCGATGAGCTCGCCCGTGACCCGCTTGCGGGCTACGCCGTTGACGATGACCGTCCTCGGGGGGACGCCCGGGACCGGCATCGTCGGTATCAGCATGATCGGGGCGTGCGCGGTCAGCGTCTCCCACAGGGTGGGCTCCGCCTCGGGGGTGCAGGTGACGACGCCGGTGCCGGTGACCGGCTCGTCGCGGATGGCCCACCGGGTGACCCCGCCGATACGCGCCGCCGTCGAGTCCCAGTCCAGCGGGTCGCCGTTGTGCTCGTAGGCCAGGCCGGGGGCTGAGCGGCCGTCGGCCCCGGCCACGAGCACCCCATACCAGTCCCCGACGGGGCGGGTGAGGATGGCCCGCCCCGTGGAGCCCTCGTAGACCGTGGGGACCCCGGGGACGGCGAGCGCATCCGCGATGAGGTGCTGGCCCGGGCCGACGACGGCGAGCACGCGATCATCGGCGGTGATCTTGGCCGGCCCGTCGACCAGCAGAGACGGCAGGCCGCTGGCCTTCCCGATCCATGACTTGATCGCCACTGGCCCCTCCTTAGTCGTAGTGAGATGCCTCGACGGCGACGCGCTCGGCTTCCACCTTCATGCGGCCGATGAGCCGGTCATCGACGTCACGGATCACCAAGGCGTCCGGGGTGTGGTTCTCGCGGGCTAGGAGCTGGTCGATCTTGGACCACTGGCTGCCCGTGAAAATGGCCTCCGGCTGCCGGGTCTGGTTGGTGATGACCTGGGTGCCCGGCTGGAGCCAACCGCCGTCGTCGTACTTGAAGATGCCTGCGCTCGGGCTCCCGTAGATGGGGACCTCACGAACCGGAACATTGAAGGTCGGGGCCTCAACCATCATGCCGTTACCGGAGGCGACGGCGACGTGGTGGGCGCCCCCACCGCCAACGGACCCGCCCCAGAACAGGAGCGTTCCGGGCACGTTGGGGTTGCCGGGCGTGGAGTTGGCCTGGAACGTGCTGGCGGTGTGCCGGGGCACGTTGTGGCCGAGCGCGCGAAGCGCCCACACGATGAGACCCGAGCAGTCGACGCCGCCGGGCACGTCGACACCGCCCCACACGTAGGGGGTGCCGATAGCCAGGCGGGCCTGTCCGACCAGGTCGGACGCGACCATGTGCTCCGTCTTGCCCTTCACGTAGTCGGCGACCCCGTCGACGATCTTCCCGGGGATGGCCTTGCCGGCCTCCCAGAAAGCGCCACCGAAGTTGCCGCCCCCGATGAGCTTGTCCACCGGGCCGCGCACGAGGTTCTCGACCGCGCCGAGCGGGTCAGCGATGATGTCGGCCGCCTTGGACGCCTTGTCCGAGACCCAGTCCCATGCGGACTTCGCGCCGGACTTGATGGAGCCCCAGATACCGCCGTCGGCGAATGCCCGGTGCGCGCCTACGTCGCCGCCGGGGATGGGCCGGCCACGGCGGGCCGCCCAGTTCATCGCGGCGACCATGCGGGGCCCGCCGACGGCGCGCGTCCACTCAGGCCGCATGATGGCCTCACCGCCGGACAGGGCCAGCGTGCCGCCACCGTCGGGGGACACGAAGTGGTAGATGTCCTTTCCCGGTGAGTATCCCGGTAGGACACCACCTGTCGCGTACCCGGCGATAGGGCTGATGGCCGGCATTCGCAGCTCGAGACCGAGCTTCTCCATCACCTTGTCAACAAGCCATTTGATACCGTTCGTGTAAACGGTATTGATGACAAAATTGATGGGCTTAGCGGCCGCGCCCTTCACCTTGTCGAAGGCGGTAGAGATACCGTCCTTCATGTTGTTGAAGGCGTCCTTGATGCCGTTCACGATATTCGTGATGGCCGGCTTCACCGTGTTGGACAGGAAATCAGACCAGCCCTGAATCTTGTTGGTGATCCAGGTGATGACTGGGCTGATGACGTTCGTCCACAGCCACAGCCAGATAGCGCCGATAGCCTTCACCGCCACGTTAATGACAGACGCGACTACGTTAATCACTGGCACGAGGATGCTGGACATGATGGAAATCCACGAGGAAATCCAGTTGATGACCGTGCCAATCAGGCGGGCCAGGACCGGGAGGACCGCCGCAATGATCGGTGAGATGACGCTGACGACCGTGCCGATGATGGACACCAGGGGCGGCAGGATCGCCGAGATTACAGACGTCACCGCGGAGATGACCCGCTGGAGAGGCGGCATGATCGCAGCAATCACCTGCACGATGACAGGCATGATCGTGCTGACCAGGTTCGTCAGAATCGGCATGAGCAGGTTCAGTGCCTGAACCAGGATGTTCGCGATCTGGTCAATCAGCGGGGCGACGGCGGCGGCCACCATGGAGAACATCTGCCCCAGTAGGGGCAGGACCGTCGCCGCGATCTGTGTCAGCGGCGGCAGGAGAGCCGCCATGACACGGGTGAGAGCCCCAAAGATCGAGGTGACGATGGGCGTGGCCGCGGCGACCAGCTGCCCGAACACCTGTGCGAGGACCGGGATGATGGTCTGCGCCATGTTCGCGAGCAGGGGTGCCACGACGTTCAGTGCTGAGCCGAGAGAGTCACCGAGGATGCCGGCGATGGTCCCGAGCTGGGAGCCGAGCGCCTGGAGAGCCCCTGAGATCGCCGGCGACTGGAACGCCTCTCCGAGGGTCTTGAATGCGCCGGAGATGGCGTCGCGCAGCAGCTGACTGTGCATCACCATCGACGTGAACAATCCGATGACGATGCCAACAGGACCGGTCAGGCTGGTGAAGACCTTGCCGATGAACGGGATGTGCACCAGGAGCGGGCCGAGGGCTCCCACCAGGCCGCCGATGATCGGTGTCAGCCCACCGAGAGTCTGCCCCAGTTGTGAGAAACCACCCGACCCCTTGATGCGGGTGATTACGTCACCGATATTCTTCCCGAAACCGACAATGCCGTCAGTAAGAGCGTTGATCTTGTCAGCGATCTCTTTGACGCCGATGGCCTTGATGATCTCGGCCATGGCTTTCCTGATGCGGTTGCCCGCGTTCGTGAAAGCCGTCGCGATACCGAGGGTTGCGGTGCGTGCCTGCGTGTCAAAAGACGCAACACCGTCCATTCCCTCCGAGTTGAGCTTCAACAACGCATTGTTGAAGTCGTCGAAACTAACGGTGCCATCCCTCATTGCATCGAAGAGCAGCTTAGAGTTGCTCTCCGCGCCGAGGATGGACTGAGCGATCTGGTTCATCTGACCCGGCATCGCGTTCGTCATGGAGCGCCAGGCCATCATGTCGACCTTGCCGACAGCCATCTGCTGCCGGTACTGCTCCATAGCGTTAGCGGCCAGCGTCGTGTTAGCGCCACCAGCAAGGAGGGCGTTGTTCATCGCCAGGGAGATGTCCGTGGCCTTCGTGAGGTCACCGGTCAGCGGGGCGATGCCCTGCACCATCCTGACGATCTCGTCGGTGGCTGTTGGCAGGCCGTCGAGGGAGTCGCTGATGCGGTTGATCTGCTTGTCCGCTTCCTCCGCCGAGTAGCCGATGTTGGCCATGACGCGGGGGAAGGTGAACAGCTGGTCGGCGCGCTGGACCGCGCCACCGAGGTTCGCGCCGATGGTGGCCGAGAGGGCCGCGACGGCGACGCCGGCGGCCTTCGCGCCCGTGCTGATAGCACCCTGGAGAGCGTTACCGACGGCGGAAGACAGGGAGGCGGCAGCGTTGATAGCGGCGGACGCGCCGGAAGAGATAGCGGAGCCGATCTTGCCGCCCACGCTGGCGAACGCTGACCCGATCTTCCCGGGAAGCGCCTGCACGGGGGCCGGCATCTGCGACCACGCAGCCGACCACTTAGCCTGAATGCTGGACACGGAGGTGCCGACGAGACCAACCGTGGCGCGCAGGTTCGGGACCAGGGAGGCGAAGGCCCCGCTGATGGGGGCAGTGAACCGCTGGAAGCTGGAGCCGACGCGGGAAGCGACACCGGAGAAGGCGCTGCCGATGCTGGAGGCGGCCCCACGCGCAGCGTTGACAGTGGACTGGAAGCCGCTGACGATGGGGGCGGTGGCCCGCTGCCAGGCGGCAGAGATAGGGGCGCCCACAGCGCTGAACGCGCGCGCCATGTTGGCGGCCGCAGCCTGCCAGACAGCCCCGACACGGCTAGAGGCCGCCTGGAAGTGCCCCTGGATAGCGGCCAGGGCCTTCGCCGCGCCAGGCGCGAGGCGCGTGAACGTCCCCTGCCACGCGGCGTGAATGTCGCCGGCGGCCTCCGAGGCGATACGGCTGGACGCGGAGAACGCCTGACCCACCAGGCGTGCCGAGGCGGCGGCGGCGCTGAACGCCGACGACGACTTAGACGCCAGGGCAGACAGGGCCGCCGGAATCTGCCCGCCGCGCCGGATCGCCGCACCGATACCGTCGACGATCCGGTCACCGACCTTCTGGCCGGCCTTCTGCGCCGGGGCACCCGAGAACGCCTGCGCGACGGCCTCGGGGGCTCCCCGCAGGGAGGGGACCAGCTGGACGTAGGCGGTTGCGAGCTCGATGGCTCCTCCGGCGACTCCGGCCATGCTGGCCCCCTTCCTCTATGCGGTTTTCTGTTGCCTCGCCTTGAAACGGCGGAGGCGCTCGGCCTCCCAGGCGGTGTTGTCTTCCTGGGTCTTGCGCCACCCGACCGGGGGTGGTTCTGGTGGCGGCGGGGGCTTCGCCTTGTCGTCGCCGAGGAGGGCGACCAGGGCGGCGACAACGCTGTGCCCGGCGCTGAGCGCGGCCATGGTCTCGTCGGACCAGGCCAGCGGCCCCCCGGTGCGCCGGTAGAGGGTGGAGCCCGGGGGGAGCCCCTCGATGAGGACCATGCACCGGCGCATCGTGAGCCTCCCGCGCCACAGGTCGAGCAGGTCAACCCCGTAGTAGCGCAGGAGGTCCGCCTCGATGGCCTGCCCCTCCTCCCTGAGGAGGATGGGCAGGCGGGTCAGTTTCCCGCGCCGAGCGCCTCGAAAATCTCCGTGGTCGCCTTCATAGCGAGGGTGAACCGGACCTTGCCGGTCTCATCTGCGCAGCACTCACGCAGGAACCGGGACCGCTCACGCTCATCGGGGAAGATGATCGCTAGGAGCTGGGTGGGGACGCCCTGCGCGAACTGGGACATCGCGTCGTAGTCGTCGAGGTCATCGGGGTCGAGCTCGATGTGGAAACCCCGGTAGTCGACGGTCACGGTCCCATCGGTGGCCTCGGCCTGCTGGAGGCGGTCCTGGGGGACAGCCGCACCGGCCTCAGCGGCGCGCTGCGCGGTCGCACCCGGCGCGGTCTGACGGTACGGGCGGTTGCGGTTCTTCTTCTTGCTCATGGTCGGTCCTTCCTAGATGGGGCCGGTCAAACGGGGGTGCCTCCTGGTGGGCGAGGACCGACCCTGAGTCGCCCACCAGGAGGAGATATGTCACGCGGCCTTGAACGCCGCGTCGTCCGTAAGCATCGTGATGTCGCCGGTGAACGTGCCGGTGACCTTGTAGGCGACGTCCTCGGTGTTCGCGAGCTTGAAGCCCTCACGCTCACCAATCTGGAAGTTCGCGCAGTGCCACAGGTACTTGTGGCCGTTGGCCTCGGCGTAGACGATGATCGCGACGTCCTCGACCTTCCGGGACGAGGACAGGACGTGCTTGATGACGCCGGAGTCCTCCGAGGACTCCTTCACGCTCCACTGGAGCTTGAGGGTGTCGATGTTGGACTGGAGGGCGGTGAACGCCAGGCCGGAGTCCGACTCGGTCATCTGAACCTTGTAGACGCGATTGCCCTGATGGGCGCGCCGCTTGTCCACGGAGTCGTCAGCGGTGAACTCAATACCG